ATAGTATTCCTAGACTAGCGATGTTTCTAGCAGCGATACGACCAGCAAAAAAACATCTCATCGGTAAGACATGGAAAGAAGTGAGCCAGACTATTTGGGAAACGGATCAATCTGGGTACAGCTTTAAAAAGAGTCACAGTATATCCTATAGCCAACTAGTGGTGGTACACATGAATCTATTAAAAGAAGACAGAACACAATGACACTAGAACTACTCAAAGAAAACGACCCTCAATTACTTGAAGTTTCTGAACCATGGGACTTTGAGGTTGATGGCGACCCTTCACAGTTGGTTACATATATGAAGGAAGTGATGGCCGACCACGGTGGTATCGGTCTCTCTGCCATTCAATGTGGGGTAAAAAAGCGTGTATTCATCATGGGCACGATAGATAACTTTGTGGTTTGCATCAATCCAGCGATAGTCGCGATATCCGATGAACGGGTGCTTGATCAAGAAGGTTGTTTGAGTTTCCCTGAACTCTGGATGAAGGTGAAGCGTCCGGCAGGAGTGTCGGTGAAATATCAGACCGTATCAGGTAAAGAAGTTGAAGACACCTTGATGGGATTCCAGGCTCGGATCTTCCTACATGAATATGATCACGGATTAGGTATTACATTTGATCAGCGAGTAGGAGACCTTACATTGAAGATGGCTAAGGAAAAAAGGAAGAAATGGTTGAGCAGGTTGCCTAGACTCTAAGGCATCCTTTTTACTAATGTGATGCTACGGCGCTTTGATCTCTTTTTAGTGAAATCAGACATACATACAACTGGCCCATGAACTACCTGCAAACTCTTGTTGTTAAACGTCCTGATATATGGTTTGAACACATTCCATTCGGTCTTTAGGAACAGGTTGATAGGAATCGTTCTATTAGATTCCCACCACCACACATCACCTAACTGTAGGAACTTGGACTTGAGATCAACTTGAACTATAGCACCGTAATCGTATAGAGTCGTTACCATGTCATCACGATTCTGGATTATACCTACATAATCTTGACCGGCATAGGAACAAACCGTGATGAACGGATGGGCTTCTGTAAGTTTCTTGAAAAAGTCGTTTGCTTCCATTGTATATATTTAATCAAGGAAGCCCAAAGTTAATATTTTAATATTTTAAAGACTAAATATATGATAAGAGGAACAACAGATGTCCTATGCGACCCAAGTTTTTGTTTATACGCAACGACAGATTGTTATACTCCAATCAGGATTTTCAGGGAGAATCTACTTGCCACAATATGCCCGACCATTAACACTCAACAGGGGTGTAGATAATCAGATTATTTTTCAGTTCCTGAACAACGAACAGAAGCCTATTGATATTACTGGAGCACAGATCACTTGTAGGATCATAAGTTATGACGGTAATGTGACTCTCCTATCCACGTATCTTAATCCAGGACTTACACTGAATGGATTTGCTACCTTGGATATAACTGCCGCTGACCTAATGGAAATCAATCCACAGAAAGCTTACTATTCACTGGAGATTCCAGTTGGAACATTCAACTATCCTGTATTTGTGGATCAGAATGCAGGTGCAAGGGGTGATATGAATATCGTTGATTCCATCCTTCCATCCTTTGTCCCTTCAGCAAATGTCACGATTCCTACTGGTCAGGCATTTCCTAATACGAATCCTGAATACAGTCCGGCAAACGGCTATGTCTATTATACGAGTGTCATTGACACGAACAGCAATCCCGTGCTGACCATCCAAGCATCCTATGATCAATTTTACGGTAATGTTATCATTGAAGGATCAGTACAACCAGATGTAGATTGGTATCCTATCCTGACCAACACATACGATAATGTCAGTGCTACGATGGGATATGTGATCGAAGGTTTCCATCCCTTTGTGCGAATGGAGTTTGACAGCAATTCAGGCGCGGTTCTAAATATCCTATCTAGGTAACCTATTTGCTTGATTTCTATATCAGGTCTGTTATAGTAGAGTTATGTTTGATATCCTGACTATCATACCAGGTAAAAAGAAAACCACGGTAAGCGGTTGGATAAGTTTCAACGCTCCTTGTTGCCATAATATGGGCCATCGTCCAGACAAGAAAATGCGTGGCGGTATCAAGACTGACGGCACTAACTGGAATCTACATTGCTTCAACTGCGGATTCAAGTGTGGATTTACCTTAGGTAAGAATATCACTGGTAACACACGCAAGTTGCTTACTTGGTGTGGCATGGATGAGCAGGACATAAACAAGTGGAATCTCTACAGTCTACAGCATAAAGATTTGCTAAACTTGACTATGGTCAAGAAAAAAAAGAAGAAGATAAACTTTGAAGAGGTAGTTCTTCCTGATAATATGGAAATGATCTGCCCGGAAAACCCCGATCATCAGAAATATGTAGACTATCTCACTAATAGGGGCATAGGTATATACGACTATCCCTTCATGATAACTCCTAAGGATCAGGGTAGGAATGCTGATCGCATCATCGTTCCATTCACTTATGAAAATAGAATAGTTGGACATACGAGCAGATATCTGGATAATCGTGTTCCTAAATTTATTACCCATCAACAGCCCGGATTCCTCTTTGGATATGATCTACAGAAGCCTGATTGGGAAGTATGTCTGGTATTTGAAGGCATATTTGATGCGTTGAGCCTCAATGGATGTGCGCTAACTACGAATACTATAAATGAATTGCAGGTCAATATTCTACGGAATCTACAGAGGAAGATAATCGTGGTTCCGGATCAAGACAAGGCTGGATTGACTATCTGTGAGCAAGCACTTGAGTTAGGATTCCATGTCTCTATTCCTGATTGGGGGCCGGGAGTGAAGGATGCCAATGACGCTGTAGTAAAATACGGCAGACTACCGACGTTATTATCAATTTTACAAAATGCAACTAATAGTTCCATTAAAATTAAATTGATGAAAAATAAAATAATGAAAAAATTATGATATTAACATCCATCCTTTAACAGATTTATATCTTCCTATTACCATTCTTCCCACATTAGTTCTATTTAAATTAAATTTTTTACAAAAATCACATCTAGTCATACTTACAATTTCGGAAGTAATTTTGTTTCTGAAGGTATAATTAGTATGATCATATTTGTAATTATTTTTTCCTAATAGATTATGTGTTCCATTTGTTACCCTATCAGTTTGCAATAAATACACATATGCTGATGTTCTCCCCAGAACGTTAGAGTAGTTGGGGTGGGTCCCGCGAACTACACATCTTTATTTATCCCAAATGTATTGAAGTCATAAGAGAAATATTGTATAATAACTACATGATAAAAGAATATAACCGGGACATTCAGGAACTCTTCCTCAGGATGATCGTGACCAATGCTGAACTCTATACCAGAGTCACAAATATCTTTAATCCCGAGAACTTTGATCGTACCCTAAGGCCAGTAGCAGAACTCATTGTTGAGCATACACAGAAGTATAGCATCATGCCTGATCATACACAGATCAAGGCAGTCACTGGCGAGGAAATACTACAGATTGAAGAATTAAACGACGGTCATTATGATTGGTTTCTAGAAGAGTTTGAATCCTTCACTAAGAGACAAGAACTTGAACGAGCAATCATGAAGGCGGCGGACCTGCTTGAGAAGGGCGACTTTGATCCGGTTGAGAAATTGATCAAGGATGCGGTGCAAATCTCATTGCAACGTGACATGGGTACAGATTATTTCGCTGATCCTAAAGAACGGCTGAACAAGTACTTCAATCAGGGAGGACAGGTATCTACAGGTTGGCCCCAGCTTGATCGTGTCATGTACGGTGGTATGAGTCGCGGTGAGTTGAACATTTTCGCAGGTGGTTCTGGTTCTGGTAAATCTCTAGTGATGATGAACATCGCTCTAAACTGGCTACAGCAAGGCCTGAGCGGTGTCTACATCACACTTGAACTCTCTGAAGAACTGACTTCGCTTCGCACAGACGCGATGCTCACGAACATGAGTACAAAGGATATCCGGAAGAACCTAGATGATGCTGAACTCAAGGTCAAGATGGCTGGTAAGAAGATGGGCCAGTACCGCGTCAAAGGACTTCCGGCACAGTCAAACGTGAATGTTATCCGTGCATATATCAAAGAAGTGCAGATTCAGACTGGTATCAGGATTGACTTCGTGATGATTGATTATCTTGATCTCGTCATGCCAGTAGGTATCAAGGTGAATCCAAGCGATCAGTTCATCAAGGACAAGTATGTCTCTGAAGAATTGCGTAATCTTGCGAAAGAACTTGGTGTTCTCATGATTACTGCATCTCAATTGAATCGTAGTGCGGTTGAAGAGATTGAGTTTGATCATAGTCATATCGCAGGCGGTATCTCAAAGATAAATACTGCTGACTATGTGTTTGGTATCTTTACTTCGCGCTCTATGAGAGAACGCGGGAAGTATCAAATTCAGTGTATGAAATCGCGTAGTTCTACTGGTGTTGGTATGAAGATCGATCTAGAATATAATATTGAAACTATGAGAATTACTGATGAAGACATCGACAGTGATGATAAAAAACAACCTACTCCTAGTAATATCATGAATAAAATAAGAACTACTTCTAATGTGGTAGAAACACAAAACGAAGGTAGTCAACAAAAAGTGACAGCAGATGTCCAATCCACAAAGTTGAAACAACTGTTGCAGTCGTTAAAGAAAGAATAAAATGGAATCACATGATGTTGACAGAATAAGAGTTAGATGTTTTAAGAAAAACAATAGCATTAATGGAAGATGCAACGAAAAGATATGGTGGGAACGAAATAACCTGATCGATCTATATGTTAAGATCATGGATGAAACGAGTTTTCTTGCTGAAAATCCGACCATGGCTATTAGGTTTTATCACATACTTAATGGCGTTTCTGCCGTTCCCTGTTGTGAATTGCCCGGCTGCAATAACATCGTTAAGTGGCACACGTCTATAAATGCATACTCTAAGTATTGCTCACCTAAGTGTACCGCAAGCGCAACTCGTAAGATAGGAGAGAACAATCCGTTTTCTCACTCGGCGGTTAAGGAAAAGATAAGAAGAACCAACCTAGAAAAATACGGGGAATACAACTATTCAAAAACCAAAGAATTTAGAAGTTATCTAAAAACCTACCATCAAACTCTCAGTCCCGAAGAAAAGAAAAAAACACAACTAGCACGAGAAAAAACAAACCTACTGACCTACGGACATGTCACTCCGTTGAATAATCTAGAGGTCAAGAACAAGATAAAGCAAACACTTGTGAAAAGATATGGCGTAGACTCTCCTCTCAAGAATGCGGACATAAAAAACAGCGCAAAGAATACTATGTTAGAAAGGTACGGAAGAGATCACTACAATCAACAGCATATCTCTACTGATGATCTAAGAAACCTCAAGGATCGAGCATGGTTAGAAAATCAATTGGAACTGCATAGTGCCAAAGAAATAGCAAGATCATGCAACATTTCGTATTCAATACTCTGTAGGTATATCAGAAATGCAGGCATAGACCTAACAAAATACTCATACTTTGAAAAGGAAGTTAGTTTGTTCATTCGTGAAGTGTTGGGAGATACTGTTGAGATAGAAACAAATAACCGCAAGATTTTGTCTGGAAAAGAAATAGACATATACATCCCTTCAATGAAGTTAGG